AAAAAAAAGCAGTGTACCGGACACGAGGTCTGCGGGCATTTCTTCAAATATCGATGCGTCTTCTTTGGCGGTGTATTTCTTCACCTCGTATTTCTCCCCGAGTTGGTAGGTTACTTCCCGGAAGAGAACGGACATTACTTTGTGCGCGTTCTTCCAGAAGTCCTCGAGGTAGTTTTCTAGGTCGATCCATTCGCCCGCCGTGAATGCGTCCCAATCGGGAACGAATCCGAAGCGTTTTCCGTCCATCTCAACCACTTTCTCGAATCGTGCGGTCTCTTGGGTGAGGAGTTGGTCGATATGCGCTCCTGCGGCTTCTATGAGCTTCTGCGGCATCGTCCGTAGTTTGTCTACGGATTGACCCGTGCAAACGGAGATCCGTTCGAGTTGGTTCTCGCTGGTCATCATTACTTGGAGTTCTCCGAGGGTGAGATCCGACCATCTATGCGGGAGGCGTAATTCCATCGTCTAAATAACTTGGTTTGTTCGGTTTCCTTATCCCTTACGAAACGGGTTTGCGTGAATCGTGCGTGTATTTTGCGTGTTTACGGGAATTTTACGGGTCGCCCGTATTTTACCCGATTGCGTAGCTCCCGAAGTTCGGGTTCGTTTGGTTGAAAGTGATCGCATACCGCATCGCATCGATAGCGTGGTTAAATTGGTCTACGGGTTCATTCAGTTGCTTGCCGTTCTTATCCTCCTTCCATTTGTAGTTGCGTAGCTCTTTGATAAGGTTCACACTCCGCGCCGTGATAAGTAGCGGGCGCGAATGGAGGAACTGGATTCCGCTTCTAACCGAATCTCTTCCCTTTCTTGCTCCGTGAGTATTGAATCCGTGACCGTGTATCTCGTCGATGCTCTTTGGTTCAGCGGAGTCACACACGACAACATCCGATCTATCGACGTTATTATCTCGGAGCATTTGTGCGATATTGCTATTAGTGAGGCGCGTTGCGTAGCAGAGTTCATCGACTGCGAATCCGTGGCCGTCGGTGTACACTCTGACGATCGCGGTGGGGTCGTTCGTATATCCGAAGTCGAGCCCGATGTTGAGGAGTTTAAATTCATTTGGTATCTGGTCTATTTCTTTCCAATGGGTAAAAATGGTTGCTCTTGATGTTCCTCGCTCTCCGAGTCCGTACACCCTCCAAAAGTTTTCATCGGCTTCTTTGAAGCGTTCAATTTCCAGGAGTACACTTTGCGGGAGGAAGGGGTTATCCTTGTACGTCGTTTTGAAAAAGTCGCAGTCATCGCGGTTAGGTAAGTCGTAAAGCCAATGGAATTCGTCGGAGGGGTTGAAATCGACAATGATTCTCCCCGTGGTTCTTAGGATAAGTTGCCGCCAATCTTCGAGGGTGATTTCGTTGGCTTCGTTGATAAAGAGAACGTCACGCTTTCGCCCTCGCACCTTCTGCGGTTGATCCACCGAAATAAACTCCACGAGGTTTCCCCATAGCTGGTAGGTGGCTTCCGATTTGTTGTGAAGCTCGACGTTATATGCATCCTCGTTTTCGAGTATCTCGAAGAAGTCCCGCATGGCTGTCGCACGAAGGGCGGGGAATGTCTTTCGGCAAATGGTTACTACGAGGCCGGAGTTCTTGTGGCAGAGTTCTATGAGGCTTTGAAGTATCGAGTACGTCTTGCCCGATCGCGTCCCGCCTTGGTGTACCTGGATGCGCTTCTTTGAGTTCCTTACGTGGTAATATGTGGCGGGAAGTTTATTCATCTAACCATGAAAGCGGCTTCTTCTCTTGGACTTCAATCTCTTGCCGTTCGATATACCCGCGTTTCTTGCCTCGGGTCTTGAGCATGAAAATGGTCGCCGCTGGGTTGCCTTCCTTCACGAGTTTATATAGGTGGGATTCTGCAAAGTCGAGCACGCTTTCTTCAATCGCGTGAACGGCTTTCTTGTATTCGGGATCATCCTTCAGCCATTGATAGTGAGTCGTCCTACCTATTCCCGCCATCTTGCAAGCGGTGGAAACGATGCCCAACGATTTCTCAAGGGCTTCGAGCATGGACTCTTTTTTGGTGTTCGGTGTGTTCACTTTTAAGGCTTCCATAGCTCCGCTTTTTTACCTGTGAAGTCCTCCCACCGTTTTACAATTACGTCGCAGTATTTGGGGTCGAGTTCCATGCCGTAGCAAGTTTTTCCGTTTTGCTCTGCTACAATGAAGGTAGTTCCCGTTCCCATAAATGGGTCATAAATTGATTTTACAAAATCCAATCTATCCATGAACCATTGGGGAAAGGCTATTGGGAATCCAGCCCTATGATTCTGGGCGTAGGCATTCGATGAGTTGTTTTCGGTTTCAATCACATTGGGGTGTTGGCCTTGCCAGGAACATGGAAAACCTCGAGTTTCGTTATCATGTGAAAACACAAAAACAAACTCGAACTTCGTGTTAAAAGCACCTTTGACAATGTTTGGGGGGGCTGTTTTCTTATTCCAGATTAAAACGTCCTTCAACCAATGAACAAGGGCGTGTTGGTATTTGCACACCACGTGTTTGTTGTGTGCCAGCAATTGAAGATTGATGAAGGCATATCGGCTAACGTCAACGGCATGAAGCGTAGCAAAATAAATCAAATCAAAATATTCCTCGTCTGTCAGGGCATCCGATGAGTTTTGGTACTTTGAATCAAAACCTTCTATTCTACCTGACAAGTGGCTGTTTTTTGCTTGGTTATATGGTGGGCTTGTGAAGGTTATATCTGCTTTATTCCCGTCCATGAGGCGTTCCACGTCCTCGGCTTTGGTAGAGTCCCCACAAAGCAAACGATGCTCCCCCAAGATATACAAGTCCCCAAGTTTCGTCTTCGGTTCTTCCGGTGCTTCGGGCACGTCGTCGGGATCGGTGAAGCCTTCGGTCGGTTCTTCGTCTGGTTGCCAAACGTCAAGCCCCCATTCTTCGAGTTCTGCGGCGTCCCATTCATTCGCGAGGATATCCCAATCCCATTCCCCATAACCGACGTTATCTTTAATGATGAACGCGTTCGCTTTGGCTTCTTCCCACGAAGCAACGTAGACGGGTGCTTCGGTAAGTCCTGCCGCTTTGCACGCTTTATATCGCATATTCCCTCCAATGATTACGCCGTCCGGATTTACGACTATGGGACGCGCCTCGAGCATCTCGGGGAAGTCCTGGATGCTTCGGACAAGTTTCTCGAATTTGTCCTCTTTAATTGTCCGAGGGTTGTTCGGGTTCTCCCGGATCTCCGAGAGCTTCGTGAGCTTGAACGATGACGGCTTCGAGGGTGTGGAGGAATTCGGCATTATGTACGGCTAAAGTTAAGAGGAGGGTTGCGGGGTCTTGCCCTACGTGTAAACGCACTACTTCGGAGTTCTCCGTAATTAAGAGGAAGTTCTTCGCGTGGAGGAGGGCTTTACGTGCGTTTCTCATGGGTGCAATATACGGCCTTCAACATCTCGCGCAATGGTTTCGAGCCATTCGCGGTCGTAGTGGGTCATGTTGTATTCCCTTCGGTGCAGCATCCGGAGTCCTGCTGTTTGTCCGATCGTGTCGAAGTATTGCTTCTCCTCGAACTTCTCTTTTTTGGGCTGCTTCATGAACTGGCGGATGTTGTGCGCTATCTCTGCGCGTTCTTCTTTTGTGTAGCTCATAGTCCGCAGTATCCTGAATCACAACCCCATTCTTCGAAGTTGATTTCCGCTTGTGGTTTGTGTTGTTGAATCTCGGAGTAGCTTATTTCGCTCTTCCATCGTGCGCCCGTGCGAAGCTCCTGGTTCTTAAACCATTCCATCTTGTTCGGGTGGTCTTCGAACTTCTTACGGAGTACAAGGGCGTTTCGGTGAAAGCATCCGACACAGTTGTTTTGTTTCGCAAATGGTACGGGTATATCGTCCCAATACTGCACGATTGTATCGCGTTTAATGCCGTTGTCGATTAATGGAAACGCGGGCTTCTGCCATCCGACCTTGTTATACTGTCGTAAACCGTCCACGCATTTATCGAGCATATTTTTCGCCCTGCGTTCTTCCCCGGCTCGGAATCCGATTTGCATTTCTACGGGTTCTCCGATAGTGTCTTTCCACCATTTGAACATTGGTTCAATTTTCATCTCTGTAGTGCAGTAACGAGCCATGATATTTGGAAGGTACTTACCCTTTCGATTTATAACCGACTCGAACGGGTCGCCTACCGCCCAATAAATATCCTGCTGCAACCATTGCTCAAGCTCGAGCATCGTTTCGATGATAACATCGTCCTCGAGAGTGCCGATGAACTCGCGCCCGATTTTGTCGCTTACCAGCTTTCTCAAATACGGGTCGGGGTGTTGGCAGGATTTATCCTCCGTAGTTACCAAGGCAAACACGAGGTAATCGCTTGGATAGTTGGCGGCGATATACGCTGAGGACTGGCCGCCGGATACGCTTGTTACCGTCTTCATTGTCCTGTCTCTTCTTTCCAAATCGCAGAACAAACTGCAACACGTTGATCCGCATCGGGGAAATCTCTTTTTGCTATTACGGAGTTCACGCAGCGGTGCATGAATTGGTAGCGGTTTTCGCTTTTTTCAGGTTTTGGGAGTGGCATCTTTCAATAGTTGTTTTAGTTCGTTAAACATTCTCCGGTTACAGCTTGAGCATTGCGAAGCTTGCGTATTCGTTCCGGTGGCTTTGCTGTACAGTTCGGCGAGGTCGCCGTTCGTAGCGTCTTTAGGGTTCTCGATTAGGTCGCGGATCTTGTCCAGGAGTTCCGCGTTTATCTCTGCCTCCCATTTATCCAATGGGCACGAGGCAACCTTTAACCGCGTCTTCGTGGGCATATGGCAGCCGCAGAGTTTGGAATCGGTGAAGGCTTCGGTTACGAGAGGGCCGCAACTCTTCGTCGCTTGTACGAAGTGTTCGCAGCCTTGACAAATGGCGAGGCGGTCACTCCTTTTCTGTCCGGTTACGAAGAACATCTTTCAGGGTTTTTCTTGTGACGTGTAGTGAGCGATATAAGGTAGACTCTCCAATCCCACTTCGTCGAGATATTTCTGCCATGTTCCATCCGTTGAGATATAGTCCGAATATAGTTCGGTCGAACCAGCTGAGACGGTCGAGAATGAGTTGGAGTTGTTCGCGCTGGATGGCTTTGCTCCAGTCGCTTTCGCTTGTTTGTTCTGTTTGTTCATGGTCGTTTGTTTTATACAGTTCCTTAAATTTTCCGCGTGTCGCTTCGAAGTACATAGCCTTCACAAAGTACCCGAA